ATCAATATCAATTGATTAGGTCGATAGCTTGAAGCCAGCGTTTGTGCATGAGCTGAACTGATTGGTGCCAGCAACGCCTGCAACGTTAGCAGCAGCCAACGCAACTGTAGTATTAGCAAATGCGCCAACTGGGTAAACAGCTACGCTTAGAACGGTAGCGTCAACTTGGTACATAGCAACAGTAGTTGTTTGTTGGATAGCTTGGATTGCGTTAGAAACGAAACCGTTTACGCCTTGTTGAGCAGCCATTGTGTTAGCAGCAACGAAGCGGAAGAACTCAAGAGCAGGGCCTTGAGGTTGAACTGGTGAGCCAGCTGTAGATGTAGATGGTGCAATTGGGCCGTTAGCAGTGTCTAACGCAAATACCGGTTGTGCATCACCATTAGCGCGGGTAAAATATGCCATTTTGATTTCTCCTAATAAGTGGCCTCATTGGGCCTACTTTTATTTAGTCAAAACGGAAAAAATCACTTCATTGCGGCTGCTTTACGGGCAGGGTCTGCAAAGCCTCCGGCAGTTCTACTGACTAGTTTAGCTCGGCCTGCAGGGGTAGCAAACACCCAGCCTTCTTGCCCCGGACGTTGAACGTCTAGCTGTCGCTGTAGATCTTGCTTTAGTTCATGTAGTTTGTTCCAAATAGCAAAAGCTACACTCATTCCTAGAACATTGCTTCGTGGGCTTTGTAGGTATTCTACAATGTTGTTGTATTTTCGTGGAGTTACATTGGTTTGTAACCAGGTGCCAAATGCTTGCGGTGTTGCTCCAGAATAATCGGTGCCCTTGAGACTGTTAATAAACTTTTCCATCAGTGCCGGCAAGTCTGTGATCTGTGCTGCACGTAGCTCTGCAGGGTTTAATAAGCCTTGTAATGCTTGTGCGTTTTCACCTCGAGAATAACTGCTTAACTCGCTCATAACTCGACGATTAAGTTTCAAGTTTTCTAAGTTCTTATCTGTAGCTCCTGTTACCATCAATCCAGGAACTTTTTTCAACTTAGACTCTGGATCGCCAATAAACTGCTCAGGGGCATGTGGATCTTCCATGTAAGTATGCACAGCAATGCCCACTCGACTATTGGCAATCTCTTGACCTAATGGGCTAGCAACAGGAATACGATACGGTAGTCCCCCGTGTATGTTTGGCTGAAACACCAAGTTGCCAGCATCTTCTACATAAGGACGTTCAGGGAAATACAGCAAGTCTCCCTTCATATAGCCACGGAAGTTCTTGGGCACAGCAGCTTCAAAGTAAGGCCAAATGTCTTGATAAATTTTACTCAACTGTGTGCGGTCGCTGGCTTTGCCTTTGGCAGCAGCACTGGCATCACGTTGTGCTAAAATTCGGTCCATCATAGCAGGACTTGTGGCCAACCCATTGTAACCAGTGGCTGTGGCGCCCGACTTATCTGTGAGCACAAACTCACCAGCATCATTGCGCCCAAATATAACAGCAGGACTACCGTCCCATTTGATAGAAGCATATTTTTTGGTATCCTGGGCTGTTTGTTTGATAATGTCCAATGCTTCACGAGCACCTGCCAAGCCCTTTTGAAAAACTTTGTCTTCAATATAAGGGATACGTTGCTCCTTGGCTTCGGCAAGATGTTGTTTCTGCTCTGCTTCAATCAAGGCATACATGCCTTGGTTCACAATGCGATCACGCAGTCTGCCCAAGAAACCAGCATCACTTTCTTTCAGATCCGGCTCATTTAAACCTTCACGCTTGAGGTATTCACGGAAGTCTGCCAGTTTGGCATCACGTTGTTGATCGTTGGCCAGGGCAGCATAAATGCTTTCCACATTCTTTAAGTTTTCTTTCTTGGCAGTTGGGCCCAACAAAGTTTTTGCCACATAGTCTGGATCCATACCGCCCGGAACCAACTGATTGCTGGTTCTACTAAACATTCCGTTTGCGCCGACCTTGAGTCCCAGACTCTTGGCAATTGAACTCATCAAGATATTACGATTGGCGCCTTTGTATTCGGAATTTTCTCCACCGGCATAGAAAAACGTGCCCCAGTCTAGGTTGGGGAAAAACATAAAATCTGTTTGCACATAGCCGTTTTTGGCATTGCCTCCAATGGGTGTGCGCAAGTGAACTTCGCCAGCTTTTTTAACATACTCACGCGGATCCTGTCCTTGACTAGTAATAAATTCCGACAAATGCGCTGCAAGTTGATCTTTGCTGACTTCAGAAACGTCAACTGCAAGATCCAAATCACCCGACGTGGCTTTGCGACCTGTTGAGCCCAACCAACGTTCTTTGGGGAACTCAATGCCTGTGACTTGTTCTATCCAACGAATAGTAGCAGGAACATCAGCTTGATTGATACGCTGAGTCAAGGGTTGACCATCGGCGTCTTTGAATACGTTTCCACCTTCTAGTAATTTCATCTGATTTTCAATCCTGCTTGGTCTGCAACAATGTTAAGAAAAGGATTGCCTGTGTTGTTGATAACGTAGCTGCCACGGTTTGATTCTGCCACCAATTTACCCAGCTGACCCAAAGTTGTTTTTGAGATTCCCAACTGCTCCAATTGTTTCAACACTTGTTGTACCTGCTGGTCGTCGGCACCAACTGCGGCTGGACCAACACCTCCCCCTGCACGAGGGGCTGCTTGTTGGCTATTGTTGACATAGGCTTGAATACCTGCAATTGCAAGATTAAGATAGTCTTCTACTGCTTGATTTTCAAGATTGGGGTCGCCACTTTGTGCTGCCACTGCAACATTTGTCATTGCACTGTCGAGTGCTTTAGCAGTGGGACCATCTTGACGGACCATGTCCATGGTTATGCCTTGTGTGGCAAGTCTTTGATCAGTCCACTGTTTGAATTGTTCTTTCCACACAGTGAGATCTTTTTCTAACTCGAGATTTTTTTTGGCTTGATCAGCAGCAGTGGGTGCTGCGGCAGTTTTGTATCCTGCGGCAGCAGCAGGTGTGGCTGTAGTTCCTGCGCCTGGAACTTGATACGGTTGCGTGGGCATGGCCTTGCCCGGAGCACTGGGTTTTGCGCCAGCATCTCGAGCTTGAATTGCCTTGAGCACAGAAGCATACTTTGGATCGGTTAGATCTCTAGGATTGAACTGGGCCACTGCTTCTGATACTGGTGTTGTTGCTTTCTTTAAACCAGCACTCTGCGCCATCCATTGGGAACTTAAATTTTTAACCTGTGCCTGAACTGCTGGGCTGGATTTGACTTTTTGCAATTGCTGTGCAGTAGTCACCGGGGGCTTGATACTGCCGCCTACCTTGTATCCTTGTGCTGCTAATTTGTCTGCGCTGCTTGCTGCTGATGCCTGGGCAGAGGCCTGTTGAGCTGCACCCAGGGCCGAACTGCTGGTCATAGCAGCAGGATTTTTTAAAACTTGTTTGCCAACATTGAAAATGCTGTTGGGGCCAACCAAATCAACTTCGTCGACTTGTTGACGTTTGTTTAGCTCATGAATTTGCATCTGTGCGTCTCACTGTTCTTGTAAATTTGCCCGGGTCACGCAACTTTATGGCATTTAACAGCTTACGATGCAAATTTTCAGCCTGATCAGGTGTATAGGTAGCGTCGATTTCTTCTAGCAAACGAATAGCACTGGCAATGACATTTGATGCACGATTTTCGATAACATGGCGCTTGTCTCGCTCCACATACATGGCGTCAAGTTCTTCTAATAAACTTCGAGTTTTCTTTTGCATAGTGCCCGGGACCTTTTTATTATTTATTGTTATTATTGTTTAATCTGTCCTAGTAATTGCTTGAGTTTTGCACTTTGCACATCCGCAGTGATTTTACTGGATTCTTGTGGAGGCTTTTCCCAAGCAGGAGTGCCTGTAGCACGTTCAAACTTGGGTGCGCTGTTGCCAGCGTCAGCAGAGGATACTGTGGCCTTGGCCTTGATTTGATCCATGAAAGAACTAGTGGGCTTTTTGCTAAAACCTTCTTCTTCGCCACCTGCGTCTGTAATGCGCATGGTTTCAATGTTGTATTCCAAATCAATCTTCTGCCCTACACCTGTTGAACTACGACTCTTCATACACTGAATCTGATACTTGCCACGTTCTTTCATTGCTCGGCTGGTAAAGATACCAAACACATTGTCTGCTGTGTTGATCTTGGAAATACCACCCGAGATGTGCGAGTGATCAAATTCCACTTCTTCCACAGCTGATCGATTCAACTGCGATGCCGTGACCATTAATATGCCTAACTCTTTAGATAGATTACGTAATTCTTCAGAAACATACTTGTCTTTAACAAACAAGTCATTGGGACTGACTTTGGCACT